AGCCAAAGCGTTTAAAAAGGCGGCTAAAACAGCTAAAAAGAATCGGTAATAATACCGTAAAATAATACTTGACTTTTAGTCAAAAATATGTTATAATAAGGATATAGAGACAACCGTATGGCCTCACTAGATCAAGAAACTGAACAATACTACAACAAGTACTTTGACCTGTTTAGAACCGCTGGTTGGAAACAGCTAATTGAAGAACTTACTCAAAATGCTGTCGTAATTAACAGCGTGGAAGCAACTAAAGATGAAAACGATTTGTTTGTTCGTAAGGGGCAACTCAACGTACTTGCTTATCTAATCAACTTTGAAACTGCTACTAACAATAACTACGAAGAGCTAACAAAGAGCGATGATTAAAGTATTTGATTTTCGCTGTACAAACGGACATATCTTTGAAGAATTTGTAGACGGTAATACCACATCCAGTAGGTGCGGATGCGGAGCCAACGCTACAAAAATCGTATCAGCAACTCAACACGTACTTGAAGGGTCTTCTGGGGACTTTCCTGGCAGACACATGAAGTGGGTACGTGAACACGAGAACGCTGGACGATCTAGTCGGGAATCCTAGTCTTAGGGCATCTCCCATTTTAATCCTCCATAACCTTAATAATAATAGGCGGGGTAAGTTTACATTATGTCACGAGCACAATTACTTGATGAGCGTCCTGAAGAGGAACCAACGGAAACAACCGAAGAACTAGCCACAAATTCTATTGAGACTCCTGAAGAGGAACAACCTCAAGAACCAGAAGTACCGGAAAAGTACCGTGGTAAGTCTGTAGAAGACCTTGTACAGATGCACCAAGAGCTTGAGAAGTTTTCAGGCAAACAGAGTACGGAAGTTGGTGAGTTACGGAAAGTCGTTGACAACTACATTCAGACACAACTCTCAAACCAACAAGCACCTCAACAACAGCAACAAGAAGACGATGACGTAGATTTCTTTGTAGATCCACAGTCCGCTGTTAACAGAGCTATAGACAACCACCCTAAGATCAGGGAAGCAGAAGCCTACACACAACAGGCTAGACAACAGGCTACTCTTTCACAGTTGAAATCCAAGCATCCTGATATGGAGAGTATACTGCAAGACGCCAGTTTTGCTGAGTGGATCAAGGGGTCAAAAGTCCGAACACAGTTGTTTGTTCAGGCAGACCAAGGGTACGACTACGATGCGGCTGACGAGTTGTTCAGTCTCTGGAAAGAGAGAGCAAGCGTAGCACAGCAGACCGCCAATGTTGAAAAACAGGCACGTAAGAACACCCTGAAGTCAGCCAGCACAGGCAACGCTCGCGGAACAGCAGAGGCATCACGCAAGAAAGTTTATCGTCGTGCTGACATTATTAAACTTATGCGAACAGACCCAGAGCGTTACCAAAGTCTTTCAGACGAACTACTGAAAGCATACGCAGAGGGTCGTGTACGCTAGCCTAATACTTAAGGAGAATTAAAATGGCTGGTGAAACCTCTGGTGCATATTTTACAGCTAATGCTGTAGTAGACAAAACTGCGGCGGGTACTTTTATCCCCGAAATTTGGTCGGATGAAATCATCGCCGCTTACCAAAAGAACCTGAAGATGGCTCCCCTTGTCAAGCGTCTGTCTATGACTGGCAAGAAGGGTGACGTTATTCACATTCCTAAGCCCATCCGTGGATCAGCTAACGCTAAGGCAGAAGCTGTTGCGGTAACCATTCAGGCTAACCTTGAGTCAGAGTTGACTGTCACTGTTGACCGTCACTTTGAGTACTCTCGTCTGATTGAGGACATCGTAGAAGTACAGGCTCTGTCTTCTCTGCGACAGTTCTACACTGAAGACGCTGGCTACCAACTGGCTCTGCAAGTTGACACTGACCTAATTAACGCTGCTACTGGCTTTGGTGACGGTACTCGTACTGCTTCTCCTGCCAACACTGGCGCTAACTGGGTAAACAGCAACAGCTACTACTTCAATGCCGCTCTTGGCCTTGCTACGTATGCTGTTGACACTGTAACCTCTGGTGACAACTTTACTGACCTTGGCTTCCGTGAGGCTATCAAGCTGATGGACGATGCTGACGTACCTATGGACGGACGAGTTCTCGTAATTCCTCCTGCTGTTCGTAAGTCAATCATGGGCATTGATCGTTACGTGTCTTCCGACTTTGTTGGTGGCCGTGGCGTTGAGTCAGGTCTGATTGGTAACCTGTACGGTGTAGACATCTACGTGTCTAGCAACGCTCCTGTACTGGAAGTTGCCGCTCAAAACACTGCTTCTACCGCTGATACTCGTGGTTGCTTGTTCTTCCACAAGGATGCTTTGGTAATGGCAGAGCAACTGGCTGTACGTTCTCAGACACAGTACAAGCAGGAATACCTGTCTACGCTGTTTACGTCTGACACGCTGTACGGTGTTGAAACTTACCGTCCCGAAGCAGGATTCATCCTCGCTGTTTGCGACGAGTAAGCTACTCTCTCTGGGGGTCTTCATGGCCCCCTTTTACTTAAACGTCTTGATGACAGGGCGGTTAACTAAAAGATACTACGGATAGGGAAGCCTTATGTCCAACTACACAAAGTCAACAAACTTTACTGCTAAGGACTCTTTGCCTACAGGTGACACTAACAAGGTTATCCGTGGCTCAGAGTTTGACACAGAATTTAACGCTATATCTACAGCTATTTCTACTAAGTCTGATCTAGCTGGTCCTACGTTTACTGGTACTGCTACCTTTGCTAATGTTAGTGTTTCAGGCACTATTACTGCTACTACAATAGACCTTAACGGAGGAGCACTTGATGGTGTAACCATTGGCGGATCTACTCCGGGTGCTGGCACGTTTAGTTCACTTACTGCTACTACAGCAGACATTAACGGCGGTAACATTGATGGTACTGTTATTGGCGCTAGTTCAACAGCGGCTATCTCAGGCACTACAGGTACATTTTCTGGTGCTGTCACAGGCTCTAACCTAAACGTATCTAATTGGGATACGGCTTACGGCTGGGGAAATCACGCAACTCAAGGATACTTAACTAGCGTAGCTTTTTCTGATATTAACGGTGCCACTGTTATTACATCTTCAGAAACTTTTGTAAGCAACGACACAACTTTACCAACAACAGCTACGTTAACTGCAAGAATACTAGCGGCCTCTCTTGGACCTACAGCATCTCTTGATGATCTTAATGATGTAGATTTAACAACTTCTGCACCAACAGACGGAGAAGTGCTGGTGTATAACGCAAGTACATCAAATTTTATTCCCGGTTCAGCAGGTTCTGTAGACGGTGGATTTGCTAATTCAGTTTACGTTACAGGACAAACTATTAATGGAGGCACTGCATAATCATGGCAAGCATAATTCAAATACGCAGAGATACAGCGGCTAACTGGACATCTGCTAATCCTATCCTAGCACAAGGTGAATTAGGATTAGAAACAGATACATTAAAAGTAAAAGCAGGAGATGGTTCTACAGCGTGGACATCTGCTAGTTACTTAATTGATACAGGCGGGTACGCGGCTTATTCAGACACTACTGCTAACTTTACAGGAACACTTCAAAACGGTGGTTCAAATGTTGTTGTTGATTCTGATATAGGATCTACTGTTCAAGCGTTTGATGCTGATACAACTAAAAACGATGTTAGTAACACATTTACAGCTAATCAAACAATTACCGCTGAACTTCTTGTTAATAGTTACAACGAAAAATATTCAGCAGTTACAAGTTCTACAAACGCTACCACAGTTGATTGTGAAACTGGCAACGCATTTAGTCACACCTTAACTGAAAACACAACTTTTACTTTTAGTAACCCTCCTGCTTCTGGCACAGCTTTTAGTTTTTCTCTTGAGCTTATTCAAGACGCTAGTGCTTCTGGGTTTACAGTTACTTGGCCTGCGGCAGTAGATTGGCCTGCGGCAACTGCACCAACACTAACAGCCACGGCTAGTGCCAAAGATGTATTTGTTTTTTACACTAGAGACGGTGGCACAACTTGGTACGGGTTTACTGCGGGGCAGGCGCTAGGTTAATATGAGTACTAAAAAGAAATTATTAGAAGCCGCCGCTGGTAACGCTGGCGAAGCTAGTTACGTTGACGATGTGTTTTCAACGTATTTGTACGAAGGAACAGGAAGCTCTGCAACAGCAACCTCAACCTCGTCGGCATTGGGATTTGGCTTTGGGCACAACATACAGTTTTCTAGTGATGGGCGTTATGTCGCTACGCATTTACCAGATAGCGCGGTATATATTTGGAGTCTATCATCCCCATACGATGCGACCACGATAACCGCTAGCACTAACTTTTCATTTACGTCTCAGACAACTAATTCCCAAAGCAGCAGACTAAGCGATGATGGAACTAAGGCTTATGTCGCTGATGGTACTACTGATGCAATATTTCAATATGATCTGAGCGCAGCTTACGATGCATCCAGTGCTTCTTATGCATCCAAGTCGCTAGATATTTCAGGGCAAGTTACTAATCCCAGAGGGTTCTTTTTTAAGCCTGATGGAACAAGTTTGTTTATTGTTTGTGCAAATAATGATGCTATCTACCAATATACTTTATCTACAGCTTGGGATCTTTCTACAGGGTCTTATGCTTCAAAATCCGTAAGTTCTGGTGGAGAAACCAACCCATACAACGTATTTTTTAATGATACCGGCACAGTTATGATTATTTGTGGAAGCGCCAACGGCCTTACGGAGTTTGCGCTATCGACAGCATGGGATGTTTCAACTGCATCAGCAACTGGTACTACTGGAAATCCTGATACCTACGGCACTACGGTGCTATCTTTTGCCGCTGATTTTGCAGACAATGGATCACGACTCGTAGTCATTGATAGCGCACAGAAAATTGGTGTTGGTGACTTAATTATATCGTATGACATAGATACTATTGGTGACGGGAAAATAATTAGAAATGACATTGACCTTGATGGCGAAGGTGGTTTGGTGTGGACTAAAGCTAGAGTGTCTACATCTGGTGGAAATACTGGTCATGCACTGATAGACACCGAAAGAGGCAGTAATAAATGGCTAAGTACAAGCGCAACTAGCGCAGAAGCAACAAACGCTAATCTTATAACGTCTTTTAATTCTGATGGTTACTCTGTCGGCACTGGTGGCCCATATTGGACAAACGACAACGGTTACAACTACGCTTCATGGACATTCCGCAAGCAACCGGGGTTCTTTGATGTTGTAACGGGGACCGCTGACTCTAGTGGGAACGTCTCATTCAGCCACAACCTTGGAAGCACTCCGGGCATGGTAATCATCAAGCGTCTCGACAACGGGGTTACAGGCTGGCTTACGTGGCATCGTAGCTTCTCAAATACCGTTCGAGACTACATGTTGCTCAACGCCTCGGATTCAAAGTACACCGCAGGCTTTGATGTTTGGAACGTCACAGACAGTACGGTGGATTTGAATTTCGGCTTCACGAGCCCAGCAGAGTCCGACTACGTCGCCTACCTATTCGCCCACGATGCCCAAGACTTTGGCACAGACGAAGACGAGTCAATTATTAAGTGTGGGAGTTTTACAGGCCCTACTGCCACTATAAATCTTGGCTTTGAGCCGCAGTGGTTACTAATAAAGCCGTCAAGTACGACAGCTAATTGGGCTATTTATGATGTTATGCGTGGTCAGAGTGTTGGTGGAACCGCACAAGAGCTATATCCGAATTTATCTAACGCAGAAGGCAGTGGCGGTTTATTTGGCACAGTTAATCCTGAACCAACCGGTTTTAGTGTAACAGGAGGATATTCTGCTTCGCATATCTACGTAGCCATCCGCAGACCCCACAAGCCAGCAAAAGAGCTTGCGGCTACTGATTTGTTTGCTCCTACTGTTTTTGCCAATCCTTCTGTTTCAACAACAACAGGGTTTCCTGTTGATATGTTTATACAGCAAGCTAGAAATACAGATTCAAATGCTTTGATTGTTGATAGGTTGAGAGACACTGGCGGTCTAGTTACGCAACAAACTAGCTCTGAAAATGGCTATTGGGGGCCTATTTCTGGAGTTACTTTTGACGACATGGATGGCTTTCTTACTGACTGGTCTGTAGGGGCATCCTCTTATGCGGGATGGGCCTTCAAACGCGCCCCCGGCTTCTTTGATGTTGTGGCTTATACGGGGAATGGGACGGCAGGACGCACAGTAAGTCATAACTTGGGCGTTGCGCCTGAGATGATGTGGGTGAAGAAAAGAAATTCATCAGGAACTGGCTGGTCTGTTTATCTTGCATCTGTTGGAGCAACTAAGAAAGCTCAACTGAATTATAATGGTGCTCCATATACTAACTCAGACTGGAACAATACAAATCCGACTGCGAGTGTATTTAGTCTGGGCAGTTCAAGTGATGTCAACCAAAATAGTGACACCTACATAGCCTATCTATTCGCCACAGTAGACGGCATATCAAAGGTCGGTAGCTATACAGGCACAGGGTCTGACGTAGACGTTGACTGTAATTTTAGTGCTGGCGCTAGGTTTGTATTGGTGAAGCGTGCAGACTCTACAGGCGATTGGTACTTGTGGGATTCTGAGCGTGGCATTGTGGCTGGTAACGATCCGTATCTGTTGCTTAATTCAACAGCCGCTGAAGTCACATCAACAGACTACATCGACCCGCTATCAAGTGGCTTCACGATTACATCAGGCGCACCAGCGGCACTTAACGCTTCTGGTGGCAACTACATCTTTTTAGCAATCGCATAGGAGAATCAACTATGTCTGAATATCGCATCAGATCAACGGGGGAGGTCAAGACTCAAGGCCAAATCCGCAGTATGCACCCGAATGTTTCATTACCAAAAGTGTGGAACGCAAACGTCAACGAGACACTTGGGATTGACCCTGTACTTGCGTCACCCAAGCCTGACCCGTCTGGAGACTACAAGGTTGTTGTACGCAACGGTGTAGAGCAAGACGCCAACGGCAACTGGGTATGGGCTTGGACAGAAAACGATATGTTCCAAGAGTACACGGATGACGATGACAACGTAGTAACCGTACAGGATCAGATAGACGCCAAGGTAGCCGCTGACAATGCCGCCCTAGAAGCCACAGAACGAGCTACACGGGACGATCTGTTGAAGGCTACAGACCACTACGGGTTGTCTGATGTGCCCATGACAGACGCTATGACGGCCTACAGACAGGCGTTACGGGACGTACCACAGCAAGAAGGATTTCCACAGACTATCACATGGCCCACAAAGCCAGAGTAATCTATGGATCCGTTGTCTTTGGTAGCTATGGCGTCTACTGCGTTCAAGGGTATAGAAGTCCTTGTATCCAGAGGGGCTGAGATTGAGCAAGTAGCTCAAAAGTTAGGACACTGGTACGGTTTTGTTTCTGACTTACGTGAAGCAGAGAAGGAAGCAGAAAACCCACCGTTGTTTAAGAAGTTGTTTGACGGTGAATCTGTAGAGGCACAGGCGTTAAACGCTGTCATAGCTAAGAAGAAGATAGAGGAACAAGAGAAGCAGATCAGAGAGTTAATCATGTACTCTTACGGTCAGGACACGTACAAAGAAATGATGCAGATGCGTCGTGACATAAGAGCCAAGCGTGAAAAGCTGATCTACAAACAAAGAAGAAAACAAAGAATAATGCTAGATGTATCAGCAAT